TTTCGCCCGTATCTGGATCCGTCCAGAAAAAGTTTTTTTCGTGTTCTCCAGTCAGTAACTTCATCGCTTTGGGATATTTAGCGAGGGCTTTGCACATCTCCTTGATTATCAATACATCCTCGAAACTCACTAGTTCCATATCGTTTCTAAGAGCATGGGCCTGAAGGGTTTCATATTCTTCTCGGCCAGCCTTTGTCCTGCGGTTAATTTCGCCCACAACGAAGTAGTCATTGTCAAAATCTTCCGGTTCCAGAATCATTTTGTGCAGTGCCCTCCCAAACGCTAATGACGGGGAATCTGTTGGGTGTTCCAAGGCATATTTAAAATGCATTGGAGATTTCTCTATATGGAAAAGTTCTGAGCGGCTGATTCCCTCAGCAGCTCTGTATTCTTTTTGCGACATCTTTGTCCTCCCTAAGTACTTCTTTAATCGTTTCTAATTTCTGAATGGCTTCATCAGCTTTATCAGGGTCATATCCTCCAAGTGGCCACTTGGATATTGGCATTTCAACTTCCGCAAGTGCTTCAAAACGGTTAAATCCCTCATGCCAATCGGCAAATATGTTCACCTGCGCGCATCCGGCTCCTTCAGACATACAAAAAGTGGATGTAGGATTGCAGTTATTTTTATGCATTTCGTTTATATCCAATGCCAAATCCAGCATTTTATGGATACTTGCTCTTTCTGCTTCATTCTGTTGTTTTGACATCTCACCACCCCCTACTTCTTCGAGTTCCTGCCTCCGCTTCAAATAATCATGTGTACACTCATGACACCGAATCTGTCCGTTGAACTCGCTATATTCTTCGGAAGCATAATGTGTAGGAGTTTTTAAGTAAATATCCTTCCCGCAATCCTCGCAACGGATATGCGGCTGCTGTTCTAGCTCCCACTGGTAATTTTCTGCATCCATTACCGGGTCAAAAGTTCTACAAAACATTGACATTCCTCCGTCTTTGTCCTATAATTGACACAGAATAAGTTTTCTGTGCGCCCCGACATCTTCCTAAAGTCAGTCGGGGCTATTTGCATGTTTCAAAGTCCACCTGCCGCATATTGAAACGTCTTTTGCAATATGGGCAATACAACTTCTTCCTGTGCCCGTTCTTAGTAACGCTGCCTACCTTTGAAGCATAGGCGAGATTCCCGCACCCCGGACACTTGAAAGTGCGGACACAAAAGGGTTGATTCCTCTTGCTATTTTTTTCCCTTTCTTTTCTTCTTGTCATCATAAATTGACCAGAATACAGCAGCCAGAACTTCAACGGCAAGGGCAAAACCTATGCCGCACAAAAATTCCGGTATGTACACTTCCTCACCCCCTTTCATGTATAAAAAAATCTTCCGTAATCCTCTTTGGGTATGTCTAGGGCTTGTGCCCGCTGCTCAACATTTTCCTGGGTAAAACCCGAATGGTTATTTAGCTTTGTGGAAATCGATGTAAGAGAAAGGTTGATTTCCTCGCTAAAAGCCCGCTGGCTCTTGAACTTCTCTTTTATTCGTTTTCTGAGTTCGACATATTCATATTGCATCGCTTACTCTTTTCCGGTTATTACCGCGGCATCTGCCCCTTGAACAGTTACCCATCCATGTTCTTTTCTGGCTTCTGCCTCTTCCATTCTTATCAGTTCATCCGTGATGGATTCGGCTTTTACCTTGTTGGCTTTTGCTTCTGCCTGTGCCTCTGTTACTTTGATTTCTGCCGCATTTTTTGCTTTGATCAAGGCCGTTTCCGCCTCCACTTTTACAGTCTCCTGCTCGGCTTGTGCCTGCTGCTTCTTCTGTAAAGCCGTTACCCGGTTATTGATTGCTTCTTTTAGCTTCTCGTCTGGATGAACGTCCACGATTGACGCATCCAGCACTTCCAGACCGTAAGCCTCCCCGAACGACTTGTTCAAGTATTCGGTAATCTCGCTATTAATCTGCGCCCGGTTGCCGCTGTAAATATCCATCATAGAATGGCTGGTGGTCACCTCGGATACCTTGGATTTCAGAACCGTTTTCACCCTCCTATTGACAATATCCTCGCCGTCCATGCCTTTGAACCGCTTATATGTATCCACAAGGGTATCTTCCTTGAATCGGTACGACATCTGGAAGCTAATGGCAATATTCGCATCATCTGCCGTGGAGACTTTAAACGATTCGTCCTCCTCGCTCCCTTCTCGCTCATCCTTGGTAAGCAAAAGTTGTTCATTTCCGATTGTGAATTTCTTTACTTTCTTTGTTGGAGCTACAACGTGCCAGCCTTGTCCCAGGATTTCATCCTGAACACCGCCGCTCATGCTGTAAACAACTCCATCGTATCCGGTCGGGATTCTTTCGGTGCACATAATTGTGCTGCCCAATATCCCAACAAACGCCACCCCTAAAATGGCTGCTCCGATTTTTCCCTTCAATTTACTTATCCTCCTTTTCTTCATCTTCACTTTTTTTCATCTCATCCATAGCGTTTTTCCATAGCTTGAAAAACAGATTCCCAAGTGGACGGAACAGGGGCGACAATAAAAACCATAACGCCACTGCCGCTAAGAGCACTAAAAATATAAAAATTGGATTCATTTTTTCTTGCCTCCTCTCTATGTAGCCGCGGCCAGCGGTTCGTTCTGCTGTGATTCTTTTGCAAACACCATACCCTCAGCAAACCCTACAATATAGCACTGCTGTTTCTCGTCTAATTTGTCAAGAGATACCGAAAGGTTTTTGAGTGCGTCTTTCCATTTATCATCCATAGACCTGCCTCCCCTCTTTAAAATAATGTGATTTTGTGCTATCCTTTTTGAATTTGTAGTAAACAGAGCTGAAATTATGGAGTATGTCAGCCAAATTTTACAATCAATTCAATCAAAATAACTAAAACCCAACACGCAGAGCTAAACACGAGAGAAAATGTGGAGAATTTGTCAGAACGTTTTGCTCTGCGCAATGCATACTCCTCGTAAGGCTCGTTTTCCTTTTGCTTCGTTTTCCTCACCCCCCTTCATAACTTGGTTTAATTTTATAGCAACTAAGTTATTATGTCAAGTGTTTTTGTTAAACTAAGTTTATTTTTTTATTGTTTTTTATTTTGTTTTCTGTTATTATTGTTTCAAGGAGGTGCGAAATGCTTGAAAGATTGAGACAAATATTTATAGAATCCGGGAAAAACCAAACCGAAATTGCAAAAAAAACAAACGTAACTTCTGCCTATATTTGGAAAATATTAAATAAGGATAATGTGAAACCAAGAGACTTGTTTATTCAGAAGGTTTGTGAAGAATTTGGAGTAAGTGAAGACTGGCTCCGCACTGGAAACGGCGAACCTACAATAAAAAGGACGCGAAAGCAGGAAATTATTGCGTTTGCCAATGAAATAATGGATTTGCCGGATGAAAACATCAAGAAACGGTTGATTGAAGCATTGATTAAACTTGACGAAAACGATTGGAGCACAATAGCAAAAATCGCAGATAGCTTAAAAGAGGGCAGTTAATTGCCCTCTTCCGTTATATTTATAACAATTTTGTGTATTTGCTCTAATATCCACACGTCCTCAATTTTGTTGATCATCTCAAAAATTTCCCTCCTGTACCATTCAACGTCTCCTTGTTTCTCCATGAATATATCCTCCATTCTTGTCAATTTTTGTAAATTATAAGGCAAAAATTAACAAAAATTCAGTCTTAAATTTAAAAGGCAATTACACTATCATGGGAAAATGCGCTCGTTTATATTTTTTGTCAAATTCTTGAATATCCTGTGTATATGTGATATAATATCTGAGAATTGCGGTGGATGTTTGCGGACTACCACCTAAAAGGAGCCTGATGCGTCAAGCTCCCTTTTTTGATCATTTCTTCTTTATGTACTGGCTATGCACGAATCCGTAATACTTCCCAGCAATTTTCACATAATACCAGCTATCCCCGTTTTCATCCTTTTGGGTAAAGTCCATCACATCTACCAGATTCCCGCGTTTAAGCTGCGGATAGGAGCGGATACATGGATTGCCCGTCCCGGCCCAGGTGCGCACGTTTAGCACATCCGCCGTAACTTGTCCAACAAATAGCCTTCTGGTCTTGTCCTGCTTGCCAGAAATATCCGTTGCGGGATTTCCCGCAGCAGAAACGGAATCATGGTTAATATACGCTGTATAAACATATCCAATGCCAATATTTGCTACTTTCACATGAGTCCAGTTGCCGGAAGTTTTGCCGTCTACCTCAAATCGGTTTCCCTTCATTAATTCCCCTAAGATTACTCCGTTTGGCTCCGCTCGGACATACAAGTTATTCACAGTAGATGTGGCCGTACCAGTAGCTTTCCACGTTTCTGGTACTATTTCCGGGGCGCTTTCGGTATATTTCGGCCGGATAATGGCTTGAATCTGGCTGGTATATCTCGTCCGGCGCATAACTTTTCCGCCGTTGCTGTCGTTTCCAGAAGATGTGTTTCCTTCTATGGTCAGATAACCTCCGGTGTTGTAGGTTTCCACGAACCCGATGTGATCAGCCACACCATCACCATCCCAGTCGAATAGGACAATATCGCCGTATTTTGCCTCCGTTTTCGGGACTATCAACCCTTTTTGTTTCGCCCAGTTATAAACCGTAGGACAATAGGCGGTTTTCTGGCCGTCATAAAACAGGCTGGATAGTCCGCACATGCGGAAAACATCCCATACGAACGCGCAGCACCACGGATACCAAGAGCCATTTACAGGGGCGCCGTAATAATCTGTATTGAAAATAACATTGTTGCTCCCTGGTGGATTTTCCTCTGTGCCAATATAGGAAGCTGCTTTATCCATAATCAATTTGGGTTGATTCATATTGGTTTCCTCCTTGTCGTATCGGGTGAGACTATACTGATTAATAATGGACATGACGTTATCAACGTAGGTTGGGCTGGTCGCGTATCCTCCATCTTTAATCGCCTGGGTGCAGGTCTGGGCGTTTGATTGATTGCAGGCCCTGGCATATCTGGGCAGACCCGTAATCAAGTCGTAATAATCCGTAACGCTTTCCTCTAGGCTGTCATAGGCCCGGAATAGGTCTGTGATAGTCGTGTAGTCCTTATCGTTGTAACATTCCTGCGTTTTGGTGCTGTATACCTTGCCCGTCCAGTCTGTCCCGGCTTTGATTCCGAAAAAGGCATTTGCTTTCACCATTAGGGCAGATGTGCCCCATCCGGTTTCCAGGGCGGATTGCGCGATGCAGACAGAGGGCAGCACCCACTTTTGCCCGGCATTCTTCCGTTTTTTGTATTCTGCCCGCGCCATAGTGGACAGCTTGTCTATAAAATTGTTTACCTGTGCTTTTGTTGCCATGTGGTTTCCTCCGTTAAAAAAGGTCTATACTCCGCCGTTTCCTTCTTTGTCAATCTTATCTTTGAGTACCGCGATATAGTTAGCCAACCATTTGGGCACCGGCGCGCCCATGCGGCCAGCATTTTCCGTGATAGACAGCAGTTCGTTGAGTATGTACCAGACTGTGGTTAAAAGGCTGAAAAACGTGCCGGAATGGACGTCTAAACCGATGTGCTTTGATAACATCATAATCACATAATCTAGTGTAATAGCAGCGGCTATCACAGCGGCATACCCCACTTTCTTTAGAATACCCTCTGCTCCTTTTGCGCTGCTCCACCCGTAATCTGGGTCGTTTGGGTGGGTGATGGCTTCCTTTTTACTGGCCGATATACCGCTGATATAGTCCGCAACCATAAGGAAGCATAGTGCGCACAACAAAGGAAATAATGCTCCCAGACGGTTGCTTAACCAAGCAATAACACCAGCCAAAGTTAATTGAAATAGCGTGAAGTATTTTTCCATAGGGTTCTCCTTTCTTGATTATGGTTAGAGTGGTCAAATCTCGTGTGGCGATTCAGATTCCTTTTCCAATTTTGATTAATAAAAAATGTCGCTATTTATCTAAATAATATTTTTACTAGATGGTCATTGATTCTTTCTATCACTCTCCACCCGCTATCGCTCACAGTAGCAATCCCGCCATCCAAAACATTGCAATATCCATTTATTTTGCAAGTTCCATCATCTCTTACTAAGAGCTGCCCCAACATACCAACCGGAGACCATTCTTTTCTTTCTGCTCTTGGTGAATAATTGATTTCCAAAGAATCATCAAAATCCGGATTTAAAACATACTCTTTCACTCGTCTTCTCTCATATCTGTATTCATCCTTATTTTCATCAGGAGGAACAAGAATTTCTCTTTCGGGATAAATAACCAATGGTTCACCAAATTCATCTTTTATAAATCTTTTGTGCCAATTATCTGGATCCGAATTGCCAATAACAACAGGTGTCGCGGAAATCACGCCGAGAATATAATTATCATCCTTTTGAGCTATTCTTATTTTATTTCCAATAACTGTTACAAAATATCCTCTCCTATCTTCATCATTAGCGTTTCCATCCTCCCACTCAAAAAATTCAGCATAATCCGCACCAGATGTATTATATGCGCCTTTTCCGAATACAGCAGTATCCGTTACCCTGAAAGAATTAGAATAAGAAAAAGCAGAATCCCCAATAATGAACATGGAATTATCATCAACATGTTTCGCGTTGTAGTAACCAATTACAAATTGTCGGGCAGAATCAGAAGTTATACTATCTCCAATGCATACACTTGTCATTTTATTGGCTTTGCAATTCGCTCCAATAGAAATGGTATTATCTACGTTTGCTTCACACATATATCCTAACGCAAAACTGCAAGTGCCTTTCGCTTTGCAAAAATATCCAGAAGCGAAAGCGGGGTAGTTGTTTGTCCTGGCAGACGTTTCGCAACTATACCCTCCACAATGATCAAATGAACCCAATGGAGAATTGCCAAATCCTTCCGCTGTGGAACAAGATGCCGCAATCACACCATTTTTTACCCCGGTTTGAACATATCCATTCCGCAGTCCCGTTGGAACATCAAATGTATTGGTAGCGCCATTTTCGATTTCGGCCAATTTATTTTTTGCGGCGGTGGTAAAATCATTCGTTGACAGCCCTTTCCCAGCAACTTTATCCACTTTATTCACGATTACAGTACCCCAAGCGTCAAAAATCGTTTCATTTTCCTGGATAGCGTCAGCAATTTCTTTTAAGGTGTCCAGCGTTTCCGGTGCGCCATTGATTAAATCTCCTATTTTGGTATCCGTATACTGTTTTTGGGCATTGCCTGCCGCCGTCATTTCCGAAATGAGTTCGTCTATCTTACTAGCGATTACCTTGTTCTGAACGGGGATTTCGGAGGAATTGCTTAGTTCGGAATCCACCGTTATCGTGACTTCTGATGGACTATATCCCAGGGCGTTTTCCACTTCTTCAGCCGTCAGTCCTGCTCGTATTTCTTCTGGGGTCATATCAGCGACTTTCCCCAGCCCAATATTTTCTTTTGTAATGTCCACGTCTCCCGTGCGGTACGCGGTTTCCGCCCCGCCTTTTACCGCTGTGGGCGATGGAATTTCTATGGTCTGGTCTATGCTGCCGTCAAAGCTTCCCGTTTGCGATCCAGTAAAAGTCAGTGTATGCACGAGTGCGTCTGCTGTCTGCGCGCTGGCCGCTTTCCCATCAACAGGCAACGCGCCTATGTCCTGCGGGGTAATAACTACATACCCCTGGCGGTATTCGGCTTCAGAAGCCCCTTTGATACCGGCTACGACGCTTTCCAAACCCATTCCCCTAGCGAAAATGTGCCAGTATTCGCTATCATCTTCTGGTACGTTCCCAATACTATCTTTTTTTGCTATATAGGACGCGCCGCTATAATATACGATGTCAAGAAATTCATATTCCGTAGCAACATCGTAATTGCCGCGTACACGTAGCCCAATTCTACCTGCATCTTTCATGCTACTAACCCCCATTTCAAATGACCATCTTCCACTTTGAAATCTACCCACGTGCCCTCATAATATATATGGCCGTCTTCTATATTCACTATGAACACAGGGCTTTGTACGTCGAAAGCGTCATTTATCTTATCCACAGCGTCATTCCCTGCCTGTTCCACCTTGCCTAAATATTCTTTGGATTCGTCGGCGCTCTTTTTGGACTGCTCGCTATAATACTTTGAGTTATCTGTTTCGTCGTTCTCCCGGATTTCGTTGTTTGTTCCTATCGCATAACTTTTAGACAGATTAGCGTAGCTTTCGGAATCGTCCGCCTCTTTTGCCGCTGCGTTGGCAGAATCCGCCGCATCATTTGCGGAATCTGCAGCCTTTGCAGCTTCTTGCTCTGCTTTTTCTGCGGAATCAGAAGCAGCAAGTGCAGAAACGGCGGCGCCATCCTCGCTGGTTTTGGCTGCATCCTCGGACACTTTGGCTTTCGTTTCTGAATCCTTTGCTGCTACTTCACTAGCTTTGGCCGCGTTTTCTGAAGCTTTGGCATTTGTTTCACTTTGCTTGGCTTTCGTTTCACTGATTGCCGCTGCCGCCTGGGAATCTGCTGCTGCCGTTTCGCTGTCCTTTGCCGCCGCATCGTTTTTGTGCTGCTCGGCAAGGGATTCAAATGCTTCAACCGCTTCTTGAATGTCTTGGCATGTGGCAAGGATTTCCCGGACCATTTCCAGATCTGCCTCAAACGATTCATAAGTAGCCATGCGCAGACAAAGCCCTGGAGCAAAGCACATACGGACATACCTTGTATCCGTTGATACCGCCCATTCACCAGCAGACATTTGACCCGAATCAAAATCTCGCTCTGCTCCCCGGCGCATCCGCATGGTTGCTTTTATTGTGTTAATCGCCATGGTTTTACTCCTCTTTTTCGCTATTACTTGCTGCTTCGTCCTTTGCTTTCTGTTCCTCCAGAAATTCTGTGTATTTCTTTATATCTAATTCAAGCTGCCTTTTCTCCCCCTCGCGGACGGCTTCCAACAACTCTTCTAAAATTCCTCTGGTTATAAAAAACGGGAGTCCGTAAGTATTAATATCTTCCGCAAGTTTTTCTTTTAATTCGTTTCTGGTGATTGTAACTGGTTTTTGCATTTTTTTCCTTTCTGCATATGAAATATTAATTATGATACTTATAGCTGGTGAGCATTCCCTTTGTGAAATAAAGCGTATAATTCCCTATTCTAAGCCCTCCGGTTTCCGTCGTGAGTCCATTTACGCTAACGCCCCCTATGGATAAACTTCCCGTTATCTTTAAAGAAGTCGCTGTTATATCGCCAGATACGTCGGCGTTAGTCGCGTAAAGCTTTCCGCTTCTCGTAACCCTAAACGGACAACTGGAATAATTACTATGGCTTGTTCCGCCAGCGGCAAACACGTATGGTGCGCTGGGCTTCTGAACCACCACAACCCCCGTGGAAGAATCTCCGGCATATATCTTGCTATCAGTAATCGTAAATCCTCCAATAGTTCCAGATGTACAGGTCAGCACGCCGCTTGAAGTCATCGAAGAATAAGAACTATCCCAAGATATATTAGAAGCTTTTAAGCGAATACTGTTTGCGCTTTGTTCTATAAGAGAACTCACTTCCCCGGAGGTAACTCTTGTCGATATTTGGTTGTTTACATATGTAGTTGTAGCATAGTTAGCAAGCTTTCCATCTATTTGACTTGTAGTCGAATATGCGGTAAGATTTATTTTATTTGCGGACAATTGAATGGTTGTATCGGAATTATTAATAGCGTTTGCTACATCGTTTCCTGACAATTCTATGTTTTTTGCAGCAATTTTAACAGTCGAGGGAGACTGACTAATCATAGAGGCTATTTTTGTTCCAGTGTAGTCTGATTGCTTTACCGTAGAAAGAAGCCCGTTTTCGTTGGCGGTAATCCTTGCGTCAAAAGATGAATACTGGGATTGTGCATTGTTTTTTGTCTCATAGGTTTGCGATACAGAAAGTGTGATTTCATTAGCTTTTTGGGTTATCTTGCTGTCCAGCTTGCTATAATTCCCCTCCACCGCGGTTTCAAGCTGGGAAACATTTGTTTCTATGCCGTTTATATCAACTTTGAGGGAGGCGTAATATTCTTGCGCAATTCCGTCTGCTATGGAATCAATCGTTTCCCCGGACGATAAAGAAAAATCATCCGCAACAATCCGCACTTCCCCAGTATCTGCGTCGGCCAGGAATGTGGTTACATCGCCTTTTTTTACTTCAAATCTTCCAGAACGTATCCAGTCTGCGACAATCCCGATTGCGTAAAGGATATTTACAACCGCGTTGCCGTTTTTATCGAATCCGGCAGTGTAACTTTTCCCCCCATCTTGCGAAACGAAAAAGCCATCTATCCCCATCTTGTATATTGTTACGGATTCTTCCAAAGTGGGCGCGTCGTGCGCATATATGATTTTTCTGCCGTCCTCCGAGGTTTCTACCGTGCTGAAAAAACCCAGCATATTCATAGCAAGCTGTGTCATATTCTGAACGGCCTGATCGTACTCGGTTATCTGTTGCTCCGCGTTCCTGCGGGCTTCCACAACCGCCGCTGCCGCCTGTGAAAAATAAACGCTGCCGTTTCGTAACGGGTCTTCCGCCTCACAAGCTACCTGAGCATAGCCGCCCACTGTGTAGACAATAGAATTCAGAAAGGATAAATAGGCGTTTCCTTTCCTGTCAGATACTTTCACGGTGTCGAACGGCTCATACAGAGGGTTTCCTGGTATCTCTGCCGAAAACGGGCGGAACATCATGCCCACTATCTTGCCGCCAAGGAAATTCGCCACCTCATTTTCTTTTCCAAGGGTGAGGGGATTTTCTTTGACCTCTATCACATACCCCTCTTCCCCGAACAAAATCGTGGTATCCTCTTCTTCTGTTGAGGCAGCCTTTTTCTCTACCCTTACCCCGGTTATCTGTACGTCGTCCGTACACACGTTCAGGGACTTGACCGAATATATATGCTCTGGCTGCTCATCTGTAAAAAGTCCTCCGTCTATGATGGTATCTGCGCGGTAATTTTTGAAATCGCCGCCGTCTATCACGGTATCGTGTGGGTATTGTTTGAAATTGCCGCCGGATATGTATGTTAGTGCAATATCAACGTTGTACCAGACGAGTTGCATATACCCGTCGTTGTCTATCCTGGCGTTATATCCGGCTATCTGCGCCGCACAGGACAGCACCCGGCGGCACGTCAGGTTATAAGGGCGTTCATTGACCATGAACGACATATTGTCAAAATGGCGGAAGCCTATGGGAATGCCGCACACAGAACATATATCCGTTATGATGGTTTGAAGCGTTGCTGGGTAGGTGGTATTTACCACGGAATAGTCTTTATCCAGCTTCCACATCCCGTCTACCGCGCTTATCTCTATGACTTCCCCAGATGTAGCGGGGACCATGGAGTAATAAACGCCTTTTCGGATTTTCTCAATCCGCCCATCGTCAAGCTGCATAGCGACGTATAGGTTGATGATAGAGTTATAGAAGTCGTAGTCTGAAAACCGTTCGTCATGGTTGGCTATCATAATTTTCACCGTCTTGCCGATGGTAAAACCTACGCCAAACTTTCCGTCAGTGGTCTTGTCCTCTATGGTACACCCGCCGCTGGCCATAAAGTCTTTGTATGTAAGATGCAGCACCGTCCCATTACTCAGGGTAATATCCGCATAATTTACAATACGCCCACCCTTTTTTAGTTTTTCTTTAAATTCTTTACTCGCATTTATCATACTGGATTGATCACCACCGCATTAAATGATAGGGATTCCCAAACGAATATCCCGTTAGATTGTTTTAAGGTTCCCGCGCTGTAATCAGAAGTATAAAAAGCATCCGTTCTCCAAACACCTTCGGATATGCTTAAATATCTCAAGCTGTATTCCGATTTTTTATCTGCTGGATAATCCTTGCTGCTTCTTCCGGCTCTATGTATCTCCATTCAAAGGAATAGCTTTCAACTGTACCCAAAGGAATATTGTGCATTACAATATCTTGCGTCCGGCCAGAATCATCTGTGGAGGTAGTTGCGCCGTTGGGTTTAAAGGTATCCGGCGTTTTGACCGGTATTCCGTTAAATTCAAATGGCCTGTCCATCTTTTATATCCCTCCTAGCGCAAACATATTTTGCCCGGTGGACATCTGCCGCACCTTCCCTTCATTTACCACAACATCGGCCAGTGTCCGGCCATCAACCACAAGTTTTACCACGATCGTCTCACCGTTTCCGCCCCCGCCAGTCAAACCAAGCGCCGAGAGAACCTCTAAAAGCGCTTCCTTGTTAGCTTCTTTTATTGTGGACAGCGGGGAGACTACCTCGTGTTCCCTTGTGTTATCACCTAGCACAGCCATAAATTCTTTGTTGGGTGGTACTACTGTGCCTTGGGCTAGGTAGGGAATTTGCGGGGCCGTCCAGTTCCAAAGATTAAATCCGATACTGCTGTATCCGGTCAATCCCTGGAGCCAGTCAGGAATGTCTATTCTAAGCTGATTCAAAGCAGAAACAATTCCGTTTTGCATGGTCTGCACGCCTCTAAGAAGCCCGTTCAGCGCACCAATTATCAGATTTATAGGAGCTTTTACAATCGCCACAAAACTGTCCCATATGCCAGAGAATGTTTGCTTAATTCCTTCCCACGCCTGTTTCCAATTCCCTGCAAATACGCCAGAGATAAATTGAATCACACCATTAAATATCTGTTTGACACTATCAAATATGTTTTTGATGTTTTTGAAAAAGCCTTCTGCCACGCCTCCAAAAACCCCGAATGATTCAGACCAGCCTTTGGAAAAATCTGAATTGAGCCACTTCCCTAGTGCGTTCATAACCGCTTTAACGACTCCGATACCAGCAGAAATTATATTTTTTATCAACTCCCACGCCGTACTGACTACGGATTTTATTCCCTCCCAGCCTGCAGATAATACATCTGCTACAATTTTTATTCCTCCGCTAATAATAGATTTAATTGCGTTCCATGCGCCAGAAACAACGCCTTTTATGAGTTCCCATATCCCACTAAAAATCTCTTTGACACCTTCCCAGGCTTTTTCCCAATCCCCAGTAAAGACACCAACGATAAAATCTATTACGCCACTTAATACATCCGCTATATTCCCTACGGCTTCTATTATGAACTCTAATACGTTGAGAACGTTCCCTCCGATGAATTCCACTACATCCGCAAGTATGGGCACGATATTTTCAGCAATCCAGCTAAACAATGGAACTAAAACTTCTTCCCATAGAAGCCTCAGAGCATCAATTAGCTTTCCTATAAAATTTTTAACTTTATCGATTGCCTCACCGAACGGGCCCTCCATAAGTTCCTTGAATCTTTCGCCGAGCCCTTTCAATACCGGAACTATGTACTCGTTATACCCATCCAATAATTTGCCAAAAATTTCGGACAACCCATCTGCAACAGAATCAAATAATGGCTTTAAGTGTTGATCATAGATTTGTGTTACTGCATCCCTGACTGTCTGCACGGCTGTTAAAAGCCCACTCGTAAACGGCTCTATCGCTTCGAGTGTACCTTCTATGGCGTTCTTGATTTTTTCTTTGTTGTCAATAATTGGCTGGGCAATCATATTGAGAATATCACGACCAAGTTTTGCGGCATTTTCGCTAATCATCATGCCGACTTCTGCGAATATACCTATTAAATTTCCTGTAATCTGCTGGGCAGTCTCCCCGCCGAAAACAGAAAAAATATCTGCTAACGCAACGGATAAATCTCCGATTATTTTCAATATATCCGTTCCGATGTCGAACATTTCGACTATATAATTTTTGATACGCTCTTTATTCTGGGTAAGATATTTTTCTATTCCGCCTATGAGATTGGCTGCAATAGTCAAGCCTATACTGGCCACCGAACCTGTGACCTGCCCTAACGTCAGTGCTAGTTGGTTTCCGAATTGGGTTGCTGCGGATAATACGGCTGGGTCTGTAAATATTTCTTTTAATGTTTTTCCTATTGACAGGACGTCTTGTTTTATCCCCTCAAGAACCGGCTTATAATCTCCGAGACCTTCAAAAAAACCGCGCTTAAAAATTCCGGATAACGCTTTGGCTCTTTCAATAATTGCGTCAAATATATCCGATATTTTGCCAAGGATAGTTTCGCCTTCTGCGAGATTTCCATAATCAATATCTTGTACCGCGTCCATCAATCCGCCCGTTGCGACATTCACAGCCTCAGTATCTGGAGTTTTCGATTTTTCAATTTCTGGGACTTCAATATCTTCTTTTCCAATCTTGTGTATCTCATCCAGCGGGGACAAGTAGCCTTTCGCCGCCTTTTCCGCTTCTTTGGTGGCTTCTGCTGCGTCTTCTGTGGCACTGGCTAGATTTTCCGCCCCGGACGCTGCGGTATTGTAATCATCTCCTAACCCTGGAATTGTGTCTTGGCCTGCATCAATGGCTGTTCCGACTCCTGCTAATCCTGCGCCTTTTCCAGAAGAAGCTTTGTTTCCGGTAATCAATTCTGTAAACGCCTTAAAAGATTGGGCAAGCACGTTAAGCTTAGCTATTAAAGCGTTTATCATTTTTAACACGGGGGTCAGTATATTAATCAGCCCTTGACCCAAAGTTGCTTTCAAACTATCAAATTGAAGCTTCAGCACCCTTGTTTGATTAGCCCATGAATCAGAAGTACGGATAAAGTCGCCAGATGCTTGGGAGAGTCGCTCCAACACAAACCGATACCGTAGGGCAACCTTTTCCTGCTCGGTCATTTTATTGACTGTTTTTTCTATTCCGTTAGCTAGGGCATATTGGTTTAGCGCTGCCTCAGTCATGACAACACCAATATCTTTAAGGGTTTCTGTTTCGCCAGAAAAAACGGATTTCAGTTTCGTATACGCTTCGTCTTGCGTTATGTCATAAAATGAAGCAACATCCCCGGCGAGTCCTGTCAGGGTAGTACCCATCTCAAAGGCTTCTTTTTCCGCAAAGCCGAACTGCTTTGCCATGGTTCCGAAAAGAGATGAATACCGCTTTGCCATGGTTTCGGAGAGACCGAAATTTTTTGAGGCGCTCGCCGCAAATTCGTTCATAGCTTTGGTCATATTCGGGAACGCCACCGAAACAATATTTTCCACCTCTTGCAGTTCCGAGCCCAGACGCGTAGCCTCTTTGCCAAACTGGATAATCTGCTTTGCTGCGAAAGCCGTCGCAATGACAGAGCCTAGTTTTTTGACGGAATTACCCAAAGCATTCAGAGAACTAATAGCCTGGGTGGTATTCTTCCCAATCTTCCCCAGCGATTTATTGATACCTGATATGCCCTGATCAATCCCGTTTGTATTTATTTTTGTGCCTATTCGGATAACTCCGTCGTATTGTGCCATAAAATCCACCTACAACTTTTTTAGGTCAGCGGCGCACTCCTGTTCGTGCGTCGGTAATTTATAGGGTATTTGACGGTGAAAAATGTTCACCGCGAAATTCTTCGCCGTATTTCAAGTCTCTAATTTTCTTTATTTTCGGTTATCCGAGTACCTCGTCCATTAAAGCCCTGTACTCTGCCTCCTGCTCCAGTTCTTCCTTTGTTTTGGGCCTTTCCAGCTTCACCAATTCCTTGTTGTGAGCCAGGAAATCTTTTTCGTACTTTTCCAGCTTCTTGCCTCGGTTCAGTTTATTGCGAATCCCTACGACAAAAGAAAATGTACCTTCCCCCACTTCATTGAAATAACCAAGGAATGTCCACCAGTGCAAATAATCCAGGCTCCTTGTCTCCGTTCCAGCCACTTTATTGACCGCAGAAAATATGATCTGCTCATCTTTTTGCCAGCTATATGCAGGCTTTTCCAGCATTTCCCTTTCTGGCGCTCCTGCGGTTACAAACCAGCTTATTTGTTCAACGGCTTCCTGGATATTAAACCCTTCCCGTGCTGCTAGAATCACATCCTCAGCACAGGAAAAGGCTTCAAATACCAGATAAATAGCTACAATCCATTTTTCCTCCTGGGCCAATTCCGGATCGGAAAAGACTTCAAATACCTGGAGGATATTGCGGAAATCGGTGCGGATAGAGCAATCAATGCCGTCTACCGTTAATGTATCTGGCAGCGCCCCTATCATTTATCAGACTCCTTTTTGTGGTCTTGTGGTTGATATTTTGCCATGGCTGCATTGACTTCCTTAATATATTTCCCAAAAATCTGTTCCATGACAGGCGTGATTTCGTTGAAAAAGTCAATCACGCAGTTTTCGCCCGGAAGGAAATTATGTACTTGCTCATAATTATCAGCAAAATATTTGCGTATCGTTCCTTCCCCAAAGATGCCGTCTATGACTTCAACAAACTGCTCTGAAAGGCTTGCGCGTTCCTCATATATTTTTTTCTCTTTTTCGTCTGTGGATTTCTCATCATCCCTGCCCTCATACTCTTTGTTGATAGCCTCAATGCGTTTAGGGAAATCTTCCACAAGGGCCAGCATCTTTTCCCGCCCATTCGCAAAATCTCTGGGTAAATTCGCGTTATCCGGGTGAATTGCAATGTAATCCTTTCTATCATTCAATTCTACCTTCATAGCGTTACTTTTAGTTCTGATACTATATTCCATACATGAACACCCCTTCCAAGATAACTTTGAAATTAATCGCTCAGGCTGCCGCTTGCCTCATCCAAAGATGCGCGTGCTGCGCCTCCAGCGGTAAAAGTAGGCATCTTGTCTGCAACCGACACAGTCCCTTGCGTCCTACCTCCATCCTCATTGATTGTAAATGGGATGGCATAACCTGAAGTGGATCCACCATCATTATCCACCACAATTTTTACCGGAACAGAATATCCAGCTCCAGTTCCGGTCTTTGCCCCAGTCTGGCTCACTTCAATATCAAGCGTAGCTACAATCATTGTGGCGGACGTATGTTCATCGTCCACAGCCAAATTATCCGCAATGTATTGGATATGGGGATAAATAGCATCATCACGCCTTGCTATATACTCGTTTGACATCGACGGGGTGTATCCGTTATTTACAAATGTTGTTTCTCCCTGCACGTTCTTGATAGTTTCTGTGTCAGGGTTTGTATCGATTGATAAATCGTCCGAATCTTTACCCAGGCAAGTATACTTTGTATTATCAAATGTCAGCCACATTGCCCGGCACCCTCTTAAAATTTTTCCTGTTTTTGCTACGTCAGGCATTTTTACTCCTTTCTACCCCATAACTTTTAGGGGTCAGCGACTTACTCCAATTGCAAGCCGGTAATTATTTAATCCACTTCATATTCCATTACCGCATCCGCCGCATAGACCGTACTTTTGTCCTGACCGGTCTCGTCCTTATACGGAACGGCGCCGGATGCCGTAATCTTCGTTATCTCCCTGCGGTCTGTCAGCAAGGGCAAATCTCTTGTGTTTTCCAACCACCGCATAATCCGCCCAACATAGGCCTGTGCGTCAATACGGAGGTTTGAGGTTGTGGGATTGCTCTTGTACGCCACCCGAAAGTTAATCTCTGCGGTAAATCCACCAAGAACATTACGACTCTTGTATCTGCCGCCCAAGACAAACACCGCCAGTGACTTATTCGTCCCCAGCGCGTCATACTCCGCCTTAACGTCCGGGTCGCCTGTCTGCCGGGGGTACTGCCGCACCAGCTTCCAAAGAGCTTCCTCGATAATGCTGTATTCGGTTGCGCTTAATAGTTCTATTTGGTCGTTCATAGGCTACTCTACAACTTCCCAATCATCAGCCAACATATCCGCCTGAGAAGCAAGCCATCCCATCTGTACGCCGGACGTACCAACAAACGCAATAGCTTTATTGCCGATGTTCTCATGGTTGCAGTTGACAACCTCACCGCCCATGTTCTGATAACTGATATTCTGCGCCAGTTCGATATACTGCTCTTTTCCGTTCCATCCCTTGCGCTTTGCTTTCTTTCCGTTCTTAATTGCTTCTAATGCTTCTCCAAAATACATATTCTTATTTTCCTCCAATCTGAAAATGCGGTATCAGCGAAAACACCGCAAAACTGCTCATTTGGTAGACATAGCTGTACTTGCTTTTCATGTACTCATAGAAACCGCCGCCATACTCCGGGCTGCTGCTGTCCTGCATACCAACAGGAGCATCAATGTCAAGGTTTAACTCCTTTTTCTTCACAAGCACGAAGAAATCCCCGGCCGTGCTTAATGTGAAATTTTGCAGCATTTCATCAGCCGTCAAGTCGTTCCAAATCTCCGGCACAAGGTACGGTTTCGGGAGCGTACTGTCATTTGGGATTTTCAACAAACAGTCGCTCACGTCCTCACTGCCGCTTTTGCTCTGATTCTGCTCTTTGGTGAACTCCACCCGGACATTATCAAGGCGTGTTCCGAAATACTGCTCTGCGCCCGTTGTGTCGTTGTAATAGCGGTTGTATATGATTACGCTGTCAATGTAGCCTATTCCCATAGCTACCACCCACACCCTATCGAAAGACTCTTGCTTAATGACTGTTCAATCTCTTTCACAAGTTTCTCTCCGCTGATAGTAAATGCGCCGCCAATATTTATAGCAACATCATCTATACCATTCGGAATAGCATTTGGAATAGCGATTTGCGGCATTTCTATATATGCATACATTTCCATGCGCTTATGGTCGCATTTATCCATCTTGGGGCATTTCTGGCACTTTTCAGCCATTTTTGATATAGTTCCCATTTACCACACCTCACGATTTCTCGGATATGCCCCGGCATACAGCAGATTGACACCGTTTGCGTCCGGCACGCCGCCCAAACTATCCCTTACCATGCCGTAAATCGTAGTATCAGCCACTTTCTTATCCTTTGCCGCCTCCATTGTGGCGGTACTGGCAGAACCGGCGGCGGAATAGCCAATGCTTTCAGAGCCGGACGATATGGACGTGATAACCTTTCCCTTTACCGTCCCGTCTGCCTGCGCCACCGTCCCCATACTCTCCATTGCGGCGGCGCTGTAACTGTCAATCTGATAGAGAAAGTCTGCCAGTTCGCAGACGCAATCTTTCACCACTTCTGCGTCTCGCTCATTGGTCGGAAAGGCAAATTGCAGTTTATTGCCGGTTATGCCGTCAATCCTGCGCTCTGCCCTCCGCCCAAATCGCTTGTAATCGCCCGCAGACATTTTTCCACCATATTCAGTTTGGTAATAGGTATAATCTGCGTACATGGGTTGCTCCTTAAATCTCTTTCTTTCTGCGGCTGAAACAGAAACATTTGCCGAAAATGTTTAACTGTAACCATGATTCGGCGTACTGCTTTCCATTCTCGCCATATTTAGTCATGTAGTGATGTAACATGATTAACCTCCTTATGACAGGTTAGACTTTCTCCTGCCTTTCTTTTCTTCCTGCGGCTCTTCCTGCTTTTTTGTGTAGCCGATTTTCGCTATCACTTCGTCAAGCGTCAGATACCCTATTTCATCAGACATAAAGCCGTTTTCCTTGTCAATAATGACTTCTTTCTTCTCCGTGATTTTAACAGGAAACGCCCTGCCCCCGGATATAAGGTAGGGCATACCGTCCTGTATAATGAACCGCATCAGCCGTTTGAGATAATCTGCCCGATTTTGATGTTCTTCTCGTTGAACGCCAGCGACCAGTTGTCAGCCGTTCCGAGTTCCTCTTTGGTCGGGGATTCGTTTGCAATGTTCTTAACGTTGAGGTCGAAGCCGTTTGGGTGAAGTACGCGCCCCTCTTTGGTGTACAGCTTTTCAATACCTGCGCGGCTCTCCGGGTCATAGTCGGTATAGTATGGCTCATTGTAATTAGTCTTTCTTGCCGTCAGAAGTGCGCCTCTGCCGACAATCAGCGTCTTGTACTTCGGCACATCGCCGGAAGCGTCCACTGTAAAGCGGTCAGAAGTGACAACCACAAGCCCATTGATTGTAGGCAGGTTGACCTCCTGCGTCAGCCCGTTCGCATTGTTGTACTTTGCATACTCTACCAATCCCAACGCCTGATACCGGGCAAGGATATAGGAATTCATGATTGTCAGCCCGAAGCCGTTCGCCATATCGCCCAAGGCTTTCTGCTGTGCGTAAATCATAGTCGTTTCATCAATCTTGTTTGCGTCTGCCACCGTGCCGCCAGTAGCAGAAATGTCCATAACATGATTTTTCATCTCGTCAAGCGTCATAATCGCCCCGACAATGTTCATCAGTTCCGCTTCCCACACCTGCTGATAGTAATTGTTGACACTGTTTGCTATATGCTGTAACGGGTCTGCGCCAGTCAATTCCTTTGTGAAATCCTGCGCTTTCCACGCCATCATACGCTGAATCAACATAGCGGTCTGCTTTCCTCCGGCAATCTCTTTCGGTATGTTGTCGGTCAGACCGTCATTGTTGTAAGGCTCGTAGTCTTTAATATCCATAGCCTTGTAGAAAGGCAAGGTTGCCACGTTGCCTTCTGAACCGATAAGGTTCATAATCGTTGCGTCCTCCTGCAAAATGCCGGACGCGATAATTGCATTGCTCCATGTTGGCTGTTCTGCCATGTAATCCGCAAATACCTCCGGGTCAAAGACAAAACCGCCAAATGTTCCTGTTCTTGGCATCTGTTATTCTCCTTTTCTCATTCTTTCATATGCCGCAGGGTCGGACGCTTTCAGCTTCATGCGTTCATCAAGGCTCATAGCCTTAAACTTCTCGGAAATGGTCGGCTGCGCTGCGCCTTTCAGCGGTCCCGTGAACGGTTTTGCCCGCCCTGCTTCAAGTTGTTCCTGTTTTTCGTCAACGAAAGCGGAAGCGTCTTTCTCTTTCATCTGGGAAATCAAGTCATTCAATCCGAGAATTTTACCGTCTTTCAGCTTAAGTCCGGCTTCCTTAATATCCGCCATAACAGACTTTTTCGCCGCTTCACTGGTAAACTTCACGCCCTCAAGTTCTTCCT